ATTGGTTTCAATCAGTTGTTCAATCTCATCAGCGATATAGCCAATTTGATATTGCTTGTAATCAAAAGCGCCACCACTCATGTCTGCTCCTTCACTTTTGCAAGGACTGCGCGGGCAATATCTCCGCACCAAGCATCTTCATATTCACTTACCGCGTTTTTGGCGATCTCTTTAAGCGCCTCCACCAGTTCCTGATTGAGCGCGTGCAAGCGGCGTAGTTCAGCAGCGGCTCTGATTGACAGCGGGTAACCGTGCAAAACAACAAGTTCATCAGCCAACCGCAATGCTTCTGGTTGATTACTCATGGCGGCACTCCTGTTTGATGTAGCGCATTTTTCTGAACGAATGGCGATATGAGGCAAGTTCACATTGATGCACCACCTCATCCCAGTCGTTGTATTTTGTAGCTTGTGGGCCAGCGGGAAGTGCTTTCAGACATTGCTCAAACAATTTTGCTCTAAGACATTGGTCATTGGATGTTTTGTCTTCTGGATCAATCACTGCCGTTGTAAGCGTTAGTGTTCCATCGGCGTTTTGTTTTGAATTGCATCCAGTCAACGCAATTGCCAAAACAAGCAAAATAATCGGCTTGCTCATGGTTGTTCTCCTGCGCTGTGTGCTGCATTCATGCCAGACAGAAATACCGCCACTAGCGTTTGTTGCAGGGATGCTCCTGCGTTTGTCATGGATGTGAAGATAGAAAGCGCCTCTGCCTCTACAAACTTACGTGCGTCTGCTGGAATGCGGGCCATATTCATCTTTTTTGGCAAGATGGCATTGTTGATGGTGCTGGCGTGTTGTACGTTCAGGCTCATGGTTGTTCTCCTGTGTTCTTTTCGCGCAGCATGGCTTCGATGGCACAAGCAAACTCAATCATTTCGGCATCGCTGCGCGGCTCGTTGTACATGTCGTAGATTTCGTCGTTACTCAGTCCCACCCAAGGCTTGCTTGCTGGTGGGGATGTGTAGAGAGGTGTACTTGCAAATATGTCGTGCGGCTGTTCTCCATATGTCAACCAGCCTTTAGGATTTACCCAACGCCACGCCACCGGCTCCTGTGCTCTCAGTGCCGCCAGTTCTTTGCCAAGCGCCTCGCAGTTCGGGCAGTAGCAGGATTGCTGCTGTGCTGGCTTCCTGTGCATCTCCAACGCTTTCCACCAGCCAAACGCAAACGCTGTCTTCTCAGCCTCTGTTTGGCACTCTGGTGGCGGTGCTGGCTGCTCGGCCTTGTCGCAGTCAGGATGATGGTCGCGCCATGTGCAATTGTTGTCGCAAAAACGCTCTGCCAATGCTTCTGCGGCGTCTGCCAACAACACAATGTCGGATGCGTCAATCTTGATGCCGTCATGCCAGCCTTCGCTGAACTTGTCTGCCAACTGCCTCAACTCCAGCGCCAGCTTCAGTGCGGTTTGTTCTTTACTCATATCGCTCTCCATGCAATCCATACAAATCCAAATATCATGAAACAGAACCATCCAAACAGGATGAACAAAAGAAACTTCATGTTCCTCTTGTGCCCCATTCAGGCATTTGCCACTGTGGATCAACAAAATCTTCTGGGATTTCTTCAGCGGCTTTTCTAAGTTCTGCCGCGCTGTTGGCCCAGTGCATCCGGCTTAACTCGCTTAGTCCGTTTGTCGGACAAGTAGCGTAATACTCATGCATGCTTGCCCGTGAAATCAAGTCTCTGTATTTGGCTGTGTTTTGCTTCATGTGATTTCCTATAAGCTAGCTTAGATTGTGAAGTGTTCTTAGATGGCTGTCAATGATTTTTTTGTCGGGGTTTTTACTTAGTCAACAGTTGCCAGGCTGTTGCTGCACATAATGGGACTTGTCCGTTACCAATGGCTTTAAGTCGGTCCACCCTAGCGGCCACCCCATCAACCACTCGACCCACGTTGGGTTCAGCTTGCCACCATTGCCCGCGCCCATCTGCTTGGCTTGCTCTTTGGTTGTGTTCTTGTTGAGCAAATCCCATGACCCACTGCCACCACACATCCCCTTTGTTCTGGGTGTAGGCCAATGAACTTGTGTCCCCAAATTCGGAGATTTCCTGTTGCCCTGACTGGCTCCGCTGTCCTTCCAGTCCCGAGCGTTTGGACTTGCCCACAATCCACATTCTGTCTCGCTGGTGATTGGCTCCAACGTCGGCTGCTCCCATAACAGTCCATCGACAGTCATACCCCAACGCGGTAAGGTCGCCAATAACTCTGGTTCCTCCCCGAGTAGTGAGCATTGGGGAGTTTTCCACGAACACGAATCTGGGTCGTACTTCGCCAACCACCCGCGCCATGTGACGCCACATTCCTGATCGTTCTCCGTCAAGTCCGTCACCTTTTCCTGCTGCGCTGATGTCTTGGCATGGAAACCCGCCAGATACAACGTCAACAATTCCTCGCCACGGTTTTCCGTCAAAGGTTTGTATGTCATCCCAAATCGGGAAAGGCGGGAGAAAGCCGTCATTTTGTCTTGCGACAAGTACGCTAGCTGGATAGGTTTCCCATTCAACGGCGCAAACGGTTCGCCATCCGAGAAGTTTTCCCCCAAGTATTCCTCCACCAGCGCCTGCGAATAAAGCCAACTCATTCATATTTTCCTTGTCAAAGCGTTTATTTGGTCGCGTATGTGGGTAGGTATTGGCACAGCCCGTTTCGCGTCCTGAGCGATCTTTAAAAGGGCTGGATCGGGGTCTTTGCTGGCAGGCACTGTCGTCCGAACTATGTCTGCTGCCTGTTGGGCAAAAGACTTGTTTTCTTTCAATTCAAAAACATCTTGCCAGCCGCTTGTTATTGACTTTTCCAAGATGGCTTGAATGTCTTGGCCTTGCTGACGAAATCTGTCCAACTTGGCAATCAACAGATTGATGGCATGTTCTGTTGGAGGCTTCTTGATTTTCCTTCGCATTTCAAGGAAAGCTGCCCACGCTTCCAAAGGAATCCAATCAGGCAACAAAGCAACTTCAGTTGCACTGTCTTCTTTATTTCTTCTCTTCTCTTCTATTCTCTTTTCTGGTGACGTTTTTGTAACGCTATCACCGTTACTTTCTGCGTTACTTTCCGCGTTACTTCTGTGTTTTTCAGTCCTTTTTTTGCCCAAAGCCCTCGTTTTTGCCGTCTCTCCATTGTGATAACCAAAATTTGGCAGTGTTAACTCATGCCCATTTTGTTCAAGCCATCCAACCAATGACACTTGTTCTGCAAATCCTGTAACGCCAGTTAGACGATCAAGAAACGAATATGTAACGCTCTGAGCGTTACCATCAATGGTGTGCGTGTCGAACCATGACCAAATTCTGACCAATTTTCCAACCACTGCGTCAGGGTCTAAATTCATCCTGGCGGCAATCGCAAGGACTTCAGGCTTATCGGGCGTGTCCTTTTGAACTTTTATCCAATCTCCAGCCATGTCAACTCCAAATAAAAAACCCCTGAAAGCTGGTGGGTCGAGCACCAGACCTTCAGGGGTCAGCCTGTAACGGCTTAGATGTAAACAGCGTCTCGACCACGCCACACCTAAACCGTCTGAGGTAACTTTACATCAATCGGCTGCCCACATCAAGTAGGTTATCCAAAGCAAAATCAGGTAGCCCCACCAGGGCGCATACCCAAAAAAGCAGATGCACAGGCCGATCAACGGGAAAAAGACTTTCATTTTCTGAACCAGCTAGGCTTCAACACCTTGAGCTGCCAAAGGCGAGATTCAGGTATCTCCGTCCACTGATAGATGGCTTCCCTGCTGATCCTGAGCAGGTTGGCAAGCGCCTGGACGGAACCCGCTTTCTCGATGGCTTCTTGTTTGGTCATCCCGCGAGTATAAGCCAGCTTTGCTAAAAAGCAACATTAGGGAAAGCACCTACAAAAAAGTCTTGCAACGCTCAACAAAGCCAGCTTATAATTCACCCATGCCAACGCGATGTTGGTCTTTTAAGAAAGGAAAGCAGATGTACCACCACCGAATCACCTACAAACCCGAATCAGAGCGCAAACAACGCGAATCAGAAGATCGTTTTCTGTTCATTGCTTGCGTGATCGTGTTTGCATTCATTGGCTGCATGTTGGCCTGGAGGGGTTAATCATGGGATTTTTTAGACCATTCACCACGCGCCAGCTTGCCGATGCGCTCAATCTTTCGATTAAAAAATTCGATGAAGCTGACGAAGATGGCAAAGACGACCAATGTGATCCCGATGTCCCTTTGCTGCTCAAGGTCGGCAAAAACCGTTATTGTGTTTTGAGCTATGGCGGCGATCCGAAAGAACCTGGCCTGGTTATCGAAATCCGACCGGAAAGGGAATTCTGATGGAACAGTATTACCAAACCGTCCAGCTTGAGGAAGAACAGAAAAAGCGGCCTGTTATGTCGCACATTCCTCTGACAGACAAAGAATTTATCTATCGCAACTCATCCCAGACCGATGTGCAAAGCACCTGGAAGCGTTTTGGATGGCAACCAACGGAGAAGCACTATGAACGTCAATCCTGATCTCATCATCAATGCTATTGACCACGCCGCCAGGACGCATTACCGGGACGGTGAATCCGACCGGGCCGACCGGCTGGCATACGAAGTTGGGGCACTGCGCGGCAGAATCCGTGAGCTGTGCCGACTGATGCAAAACATGCACGAAGAAATTGAACAACTTAAATTGGACGCAAAATGAAGAACATCGCAACAGCACTGGTAAAAGCGCAAAAAGCCTTTGGGCCTGCTTTAAAGACCTCTACAAACCCGCATTTCCGCAGCCGATATGCTGACCTGTCCGCATGTGTTGAGGCGGTTATAGACGCTTTAAACACGAACGGAATTGCTTTGATTCAACAGCTCGCAGAATCTGACGATGGGGTAATTGTTGAGACTGTGTTTGTCCACGAATCAGGGGAAATGCTCAACTGTGGGAAGCTCCATGTTCCTGCTAGTAAGAAAGACCCGCAGGGTTTCGGTTCCGCGCTGACTTACGCCCGTCGATACAGTCTGATGGCTGCTTGCGGTATTGCCCCAGAAGATGACGATGGAAACGCCGCCGGCCGTAAACCCACGGTTGACGAATCAATGATGGCCGACATGCTGCTGGCGATCAAAGAAAGCGCAAATAGTGACGAGCTGCAAAAGGTCTACGCAAAGGCTTTTGAGGCATGTAAGGGCGATGCAGCCTGGCAAGCTAAAGTAATAGCAGCTAAAAAGGCCCGTGTAGATCGCGCCAAGCAGGAGAAGGCCAATGGATGAACAACGCACCGAAGACTGGTTCTCCGCACGTTTGGGAAAAGTCACAGCATCGCGTGTAGCTGATGTGATGGCTAGAACCAAAACCGGATACAGCACCAGCCGCGATAACTACATGGCGCAGTTGATTTGCGAACGTTTGACCGGCCAGCGCCAAGAAAGCTACTTAAATGCTGCGATGGAATGGGGAACAGCAACAGAACCATTGGCAAGGGCAGCGTACGAAATCCATAAAAGCGTGTTGGTGGATGAAGTTGGCTTGATTGACCATCCTTTTTTACCGATGTGCGCTGCTTCGCCAGATGGGTTAATCAGCGATGATGGTATGTTGGAGATCAAATGTCCGAACACCTCGACGCACTTTGACACCTTGCTGGCTAACAAAATGCCCGCCAAACACATGCCGCAGGTTCAGTGGCAGATGGCTTGTGCAAACCGCCTATGGGTGGATTTCGTGAGTTTTGACCCACGCGCACCGCAGAAACTTCAGTTATTCATTACCCGGATCGAACGTGATGACAAGTACATCAAGGAAATGGAAGCTGAAGTAAATAAGTTCTTGGAAGAACTTGAGCAGAAAATCAATCAACTTTTGGAGATCGAAAATGGCAATTCTTAAAGAAATCACGGCAGTCGTTGGGCAATACACCAACCGAGAAGGGCAAACCAAAAACCGCTATCAGCGTCTGGGTTCAATCATTGACACCAAAAATGGCTGGATGCTTAAGCTGGACAACATCCCTCTAAAAGAAGGCGGTTGGGATGGTTGGGCATATGTCAATGACCCGCGCCCAAAAGAAATGAAATTAGATAACCGTCCCTTGACCGGCGGTCAGTTCCAAGATATGGATGACGATTTGCCTTTTTGATATGCCAACAGGATACCCAGGAAGAACAAAAGGGGCACACGTTATGGCGATGTGCTTCGCAAAGATGATCCGTCTGCTTGAGCAAGGCAAATATTCGATTCAGGATATTGCAGACGAGCTAGGACTGCATTACATGACAGTCTCGGCTTATCTGGCGGCTTTGCACAAGGAAAGGGCAATACACATCCACGCATGGGGTCGGGATGCAAAAGGCAGACCATGCATCAAGATTTTCATTTTGGGTGATGGATTGGACGCAAAACGGCCAACAAAGCCACGAAGAAAAGTGGTTCAAGAGTATCTCGAACGCAAATTAAGGAAAAATCATGGAACATGTAAGAGCGCGAGCAGACAACCCGATAACCAGCTTTGAGGCTGCTGACGAGGTTAAATCTTTTGAAAAGCTGCATTACTTCAAAATCATGGAAGTTTTGCGGGAATTTGGGCCAATGGGTAAGGATGGAATTGCTTACATGGCAAATCTGGAACCAGCCCAAGTCAGTAAAAGGCTGGCTGAAATGGAGCGTGAAGGCTGGATTGAGCTAACTGGCAAGAAAGTAAAATCCAAATCCGGCCGGGCTGAAAGGGAATGGCGGTTATTGACAAACCACCAAAATCCGCTAAAGTTGACTGGTCTTTAACCTTGCAAGGATGACAAAATGGGCAAAATGGACACCAAAGTGATGCGCAGCGAAACTGGCGCAACACCCCCCAAAGGTGTAGATCGCGAAGATCGTCGTGGTGAGCGCCACGAAAGCATGCGCGGTGGCGTAGCAATGGGCAAAGAGGATAAAACCGGCAAGAACGAACTGTTCAACACTGGTCGGACTGAAGGCATTTGCTATTCGCACGACCGCAGCGCCTACCGCTGAAAAAGCGAAACCCCTGAAAGCTGCATCAATCAGGGGTTTCTAATCACATCAATAGGACCATTATTGACATGACTACCGAGCATTGTATAGATTGCAAATATTTTGTCGATTTCGACAGAATAGGAACTTGCAGGCGTTTTCCCGTCTACCAGCATCGAGGTCGGACGGATTGGTGCGGCGAATTCAACTCCCGCACAATCGTGGCCCTTCCAGTTTTGGAAACATCCGAAAAGCTGGACATTCTTAAACCGAAACGCGGTCGCCCGCCAAAGGACAAAGAATGAACATCAAACCACTACGCGACAAGATCATTGTCAAGCCTGAACCACGGTTCAAATCAGCCCTGTTTATCTCAGATACCAGCTATCCAACAAGCGGATATGTGGTTGCTGCTGGTGATGAAGCAATCAGACAAGGGCTAAACATTGGCGACAAAGTCCATTTTGGAACAGTCGCAAAAGATCAAAAAGACGAATACTTAAAATTTGACCCGATTCAAATCGGGGATGACAAATGCCTAAAAATGTCTTGGCAAGATATTTGTTTTGTAGAGGAATAACGGCTGAAAGCGGATACTGGCACGGCATGGCTTTGTCGCCCATGCCCTCTACCTGGCGCAGCGAGTAGGCCAACTTATCATGACTGAAGAACTGATCCAAACCCGCCTAAACGAACTCAAGCAACAGCAAAAGTTCCTGGAAGGCAATCTAAACGCAATCGGTGGAGCAATCCAAGACTGCGAATATTGGCTAACTAAACTGAAGGAACAACAAAATGCCGCTGAAAAAATCGACCAGTGACAAAGCCCGCGAATCCAACATCAAAAAGGAGATCGCAGCCGGTAAGCCTCCCAAGCAAGCCGTAGCGATTGGATACGTTGTCCAGCGCGAAGCCAAAAAAGGCGGCAAAGCTGAAGCAAAAGCCAAGAAAAAATGATTGAAGCAAAGCGTTTAGGAAGACCAACAGTGTATAAGGATGAATACGTTGATGAACTTATAAAGTTCTTTGATGTTCCCGCATACACTGAACGCCCACTGTTTGATAAAAATGGTGATGAAAAAGGGACTGATATGGTTCCTAATAAGTTTCCTACGCTTGCACGTTTTGCTACAAACATCGGAGTGACACGGGAAACACTCCATGATTGGGCAACAAAACAAAATGAAGACGGAACACTAAGGTATCCAGATTTTTCTTACGCCTATAAAAAAGCCAAAGAGTATCAGGAAGCAATCCTTGTTGAAGGCACGATGGCTGGCGCATTTCAAGCAAACTTTGCCATCTTTACGGCTAAAAACGTGCTTGGCTGGCGTGACAAAATTGAACAAGAGATTACCGGGGCAGATGGCGCTCCGCTATTGACTGGCATTCAAGTGTCGTTTGTAAAGTCTGATGACAATAGCTAATGTCCAATTTCCTGAAAAGCTAGCGTGTTTGTTCCAGCCTGCACGCTACAAAGTTTTGTACGGAGGGCGTGGAGGAGCTAAATCTTGGGGTGTTGCCAGAGCATTGCTAATCATGGCAGCCCAAAAGCCAACCCGTATTCTGTGCGCTCGCGAATTTCAGACCTCCATTAAGGATTCGGTCCATAAGCTGCTTAGTGACCAAATCTTTGCGCTTAAGCTGGAAAGCCACTATGAAATCACACAGGCTACGATCCGAGGCAAGAACGGCTCTGAATTTAACTTTGTGGGCCTTAAAAACAATGTGGCAAACGTCAAGTCCTATGAGGGTGTTGACATTTGTTGGGTGGAAGAAGCCCAAACGGTATCCCGCCTAAGTTGGAATACCTTGATCCCGACCATTCGTAAGGAAGGTTCGGAAATCTGGATTACGTTTAACCCGGAACTGGACACAGACGAAACTTATCAACGATTTGTCGTTAGCCCGCCAGAGGGCGCAATCGTCCAAAAGATCAACTGGTCGGACAATCCTTGGTTCCCTGAAACACTGAAACAGGAAAAAGACGCCCTGAAATCGCGTGACCATGCTGCATATCAGGTAATATGGGAAGGATTCTGCCGCTTGACTGTGGACGGAGCTATTTTTGCCCGTGAAATGCAAATGGCCGAACTGGATGGTCGCATCACTAAAGTCCCATACGATGCCAGCAAGCCTGTTCACGCTATCTTTGACCTCGGCTGGTCGGATGCCACGGCTATCTGGTTTCTTCAGTTCATTGGGATGGAAACCCGGCTGATTCGCTATATTGAGGGCAGTCAGCAGACCATGACGGATTACTTGGCGAAAATGCAGACGTTTGGGTATGTCTACGACACGCTGTGGCTTCCACACGATGCCGAGAATAAAACCCTCGCAGCCAATGGGCGCAGCATCGAGGAAATCGTGCGAAACGCTGGTTATAAGACCAAAATTATCCCGAGAACACCTATTGCTGACAGCATTAACGCTGCCCGAACCATGTTTCGGTCATGCTATTTTGACCGTGAAAACACCCATGAAGGGTTGCAATGTTTGAGGCATTATCGGTATGAAGTTGACCCGGAAACGGGGAATTTCAGCAAAACGCCCTTGCACGACCACTATTCACACGGCGCTGATGCCTTTAGAATGATTGGACTGATGGTCAATGAACCCAGAAGGTCTAGACCACAAAAAGCCGTTCATTCTTACGGCGGCCAACACTCCTGGATGGGCTGAATATGGAACAAACCCAAAACGACTACGATCCTCGGATCGACAAAGCCAAAAAGTTTCTGGAACTGGCTAACGACTATGAAACCAGAAACCGCCAAGAGGCTTTGGAGGACCTGAAGTTCGTTAATGGGGATCAATGGCCCGTAGAACTCCAAAACAGCCGCAACCTTGAATCTCGTCCGGTCCTGACGATTAATAAGCTGGACGGTTATTGCCGCCAAGTTGTTAACCAGATGCGCCAGCAGCGTCCTCGGGTTAAGGTTCATGCCACAAACAGCGAAGCTGATTTCAAGATCGCCCAAGTCATTCAGGGTGTTATCCGTCACATTGAAGTCAATTCAGACGCTGATAATGCTTATGACTTGGCCGCCGATTACGCTGTTCGCTCGGGATGGGGATATATCCGTATTCGTACTGACTATGTGTCAGATGACAGTTTTGACCAAGAAATTTACATTGATCCCGTAGAGAATCCATTTACTGTTTACTACGACATTAACAGTAAAACTATGGATGGATCGGACGCACAAGAGTGTTTGATTACGATGATGATGGACAAAGAGTCCTTCAAGCAGATGTATCCGAACGCTGATGAAACGTCATTTACTCAGCGTGGCACAGGTGATGCCCAGAACGAATGGATCACCAAAGAAGATATCCGCATCGCCGAATACTTCTATACTGAATACAAAAAGACTGAGCTTGTCTTGTTGTCTGATGGCACATCGGTTTATCGTGAGGATTTGCCCGACAAAGATATGCTGGCGAAGGCTGGCATTTATGAGCAAGACAAACGGATCACGTATCGCAAATACATCAAGTATTGCAAGCTGACCGCTATCGAGATTCTTGAAGAAAAAGAATGGCCCGGTAAGTACATTCCGATTGTCCCGGTCTATGGCCGCATCGCCATTGTTGGGGACAAACTGCACCGCTTTGGTATGGTTCGCCACGCCAAAGACCCGCAGCGCATGTACAACTTCTGGCAAACAGCCATGACGGAAAGCATTGCCCTGGCTCCAAAAGCCAAGTGGCTGCTTGCCGAAGGCCAAGACGAAGGCCACGAATCCGATTGGGCGCAGGCAAACATCAAATCGTTGCCTGTCCTGCGCTACAAACAAACGGACGTTGAAGGTCGCCCAGCTCCTGCTCCGCAGCGTTTGCAACCGGAACCGCCGCCAGCAGGCGTGATGACTGCTGCCGCTGCTGTAGACGACGATATCAAAGTGATGATGGGCATTTTTGATCCTGCCCAGCTTCAACAGGGAAATATCTCTGGCAAGGCTTTGAACGGCCAAACCCAGCAAGCCGACCTGACGAACTTTGACTTTTACGACAACCTTACAAAGTCAATTTCCCATATTGGCAAGATTTGTCTTGACTTGATCCCGCACATCTATGACACCGAGCGTGTTCTGCGGATCATCGGTGATGATGGCAAACCTGAACTGGTGACTTTGAACCAGCGCCAACAAGTCAGCCAAGATGGTCAATTGGTCGATAAAGTCCTCAATGATGTGACTGTCGGCAAATATGATGTGGTCATGGAAACTGGCCCTGGCTATAACTCCAAGCGCGAAGCCGCTGTTGATGCCATGATGCCGCTGGTTGGCTCCAATCAGAAGCTGTTTGATGTGGCTGGTGATCTGGTGTTCCGAAACATGGATTTCCCTGGTGCTGACCAGATTGCTGACCGGTTGGCTGCGACTAATCCGCTTGCTCAAATTGATGAGAAATCGGATATCCCGCCGCAAGTACAAATGCAACTGGCTCAAAATAAAGCCCAGATGGACCAAATGACCAAGCAGATGCAACAACTGCAAATGGTCATCAAACAGCGCCAGGATATCGAGCAGGTCAAGCAGGATTCTGAAACCAAACGTGAATTGCTGCGCCAGACTGCCAAAGCCCATAACACTGAAACAATGGCTGAAGTTAAGGTCAATGACCAAAACACCCGAGCCATTACTGCGCAAAATAAGGTGGAGATTGAATCCATTATGGAATTGCTGCTTCACCACATGGATACCGGACGGTTGGAGCGCGAGATTCAGATGCGGAATCAAGAGCAATACAAATATGCTCAAATGGCTCAAGCAGATATCTCTCGCGGTGCAAATCCGTTGACACAGCAATAAATTAGGTCTATATTGACCAAAACCTTACCTGTGAGGTTCACAGGGTCAAATCGTAGGGATACGTATGTCCGAAAAAACTGCCGGTCAAGTTTTGACTAGCGAAAATGCAGCGGAGTTTTACGCAGAAAGACTAGGTTTAGCTGAAACGACAACTGAAACTGTGGCCGAAGAACCTGTAGAGGAATCGTCGGAGCGAGTGGAAGAATCGGAACAGAGTGAACCGAACCAAGCTGAAGCCGCGAAACCACAAGAGGAACGCAAACAGAATCCGAAGATCGAAAAACGGTTTTCTGAGATTACCAAGCAACGCGAAGAAGCTCGGCAAGAAGCCCAGCGGGAACGCGAAGCTAGGCAAAATCTAGAGGCTCGCATTCGGGAACTTGAAAATAAATCTGCGCCAACCCAAAAGGTTGAACAGGAACAAGAACCCCTGCCGCACCAGTTCGCTGATGCGTTTGAATATGCCAAAGCCTTGACAGATTACCGTGTAGAGCAACGGTTGGCTGAAGAACAGAGGAAAGTAGAAGAAGCCAAAGTCCAAGCAGAACGCCAAAAAACGCTGACTGAATGGGCTAAAAAGGTTGAATCTGCCAAATCTGAGCTTCCCGACTTTGAGGAAATGGTAGCTTCTGCCGGGGATGTGGTCATTCCAGATCATGTCCGTGACGCGATTATCGAAAGTGATCTAGGTCCGAAAATCCTGTATCACCTTGCCGAAAATCCCGAATTGGCGAAAGACATTTCTTCATGGTCAGCAACTAAAGCCCTGCGAGAAATTGGGAAACTAGAAGCGAAGTTGGAAGCCCCAAAGGCTGAAAACAAACCTACTGTGGTCAAATCTAAAGCACCTGAACCGATCCAGCCGATTCGGGCGAACGGAAAAGCAGATTTGCCACTTACGGCAAATGGCGAGTTTCACGGAACTTACCAAGCTTGGAAGGCCGCACGAAAAGCCGGAAAGATTCGCTAAATCTAATCTTTTTGGAGAAACAAAGTGAGTAACCAACTCCTAACCATTAGCAAGATCACCAACGAAGCGTTGATGGTCTTGGAAAACGAACTGACTTTCACCTCGGAAGTCGATCGCAACTATGACGACCAGTTTGCTGTTGTTGGCGCGAAAATCGGCAACACCGTGAACGTTCGTCGTCCTGGCCGTTTCATCGGCACGACTGGCCCTGCTTTGAACGTTGAAGACTTCAACGAGACTAGCGTGCCCGTTACCCTGTCCACACAGTTCCACGTTGACACCCAGTTCACCACTCAGGACTTGGCTCTGTCGCTGGATATGTTCTCTGACCGTGTGCTGAAGCCCGCAATTGCAGCTATCGCCAACAAGATCGACCGTGACGGTCTGTCTACGGCTGCCCTGCAAACCGCCAACATCGTTGGTACTGCTGGTACGCCGCCCACTGGTCTGATTACCTATCTGACCGCTGGTGCTTACCTGGACGCTGAAGGCGCTCCCCGTGATGGCCGCCGTTCGTGTATCGTCGAACCCTTCACCTCTGCCACTATCGTTGATAGCCTCAAGGGCCTGTTTGTGCCCCAAGAAGCCATTGGCGAACAGTACCGCAAAGGTCTGATGGGCCGCGATAGCGCCGGTATGAACTGGAAGATGGACCAAAACGTTGTGTCGCAGACTTTCGGCAACTATGCTGGTACTGCTGTGGTCAACACCACCACTGGCGCTGGTTTCCTGACTTCTGGTTGGGCTTCTAGCAGCACCATCACCATGACCGCTACGGGTACTGTGTCGTTTAACGCTGGTGACACCTTCACCATCGCTGGCGTGTTTGCAGTCAACCCGCAGAACCGCCAAGCTTACGGCTCTAACAAGCTCCGTAACTTCGTGGTTAAGCAGGCTGTGTCTGGCACTAACGGCACTATGCAAGTGGTTGTTAGTCCGGCCATCATCACTGCTGGTCAGTTCCAGAACGTGTCGATCCCGACCACCGCCAGCTCTGCTGCTGTGACCCCGTTCAACCAGTCTGGTACTGTGTCGCCGCAGAACATCATCATGCACCGCAACGCTTTCACGCTTGCTATGGCTGATCTTGAGCTGCCTGAAGGTGTGCATTTCGCTGGTCGCGCTTCCGATAAGGAAATCGGCCTGTCGATGCGTGTGGTTCGCCAATACACTATCAACAACGATTCGATCCCGACTCGTATTGATGTGCTGTATGGTTGGGCACCGCTGTACCCTGAACTGGCCTGCCGTGTCGCAGCTTAATTTTTACTAAGGAGAAATTAACATGGCACTGTCCCCCACCACCTACACCAACAACGGCCCGGCTGTTACAACCAGCCCTCACTATCTGATCGATGGTGATAGCACCGATGGAACCGCGATTGCCCCTAACGGCGGTCTGGTTTCGTTCTTTGGCGCTACCGGCTCCACTCAGCCCACCGCTGCTGGTAACACCACCACCGTGACCGCTGGTTCGACCACTGCTGTTTATGTGAACACCACGTTCACTGGCGGCTCTGGCTCTACCGCTTACACGCTTGGTGACGTTGTTGCCGCACTGAAAGCATTGGGCCTTATCAAAGCCTAATTTCAGGCAATGAAGCTGGAAAAGCCACTCCTAAAAAGGGTGGCTTTTTCTCTTTAAACAGTTAGAATCTTTCAAAATTTCCAAGGAGAAATCATGTCGTCTACGACCATCACCCGTGGCAACAGTCACGAAACTTTCTACATCCAACCTTCCCTGACTCCTTCGGCTGTGAGTGCTGCCACAACGGCTGTTCAAACATTCAGCGTCCCTGGTTTGCAAACCACTGATATTGTGTCTGTGGTTGGCTTAAACGGCTCTCAGACTGCTGGCATCATCATTGCTGAAGCTGATTGTTTGACTGCTGGTGTGTTGTCCATTCAATTTGGCAACGTGACCGCTGGTAGCGTTACACCTGCTGCTGGCGTGTACACCGTTCAAGTCGTGCGCTTGGAAGGCCCGGCTCCCGTCACGGCGGTCTAATCATGGCTGGATCAACCG